CATAAACAGTAGCACTCTTAAGCGGAGGTGTCGGTGTTACTGCAATGTCCCATCTGAAGTCGCCATTCATCATGTCTGAAACAGGGTTGGCCGTTTCAATGAATAGCACTTTTGGCTCTCCGATAAGTGCTCCCATGCTTACAAGTGCATCAAGCTTTTCCTGTTCTCTGTTTAAGATAGTGTCTCTCAATTGCATGGTCATCGGTTTATCTATACTGGTTCCCCATTCAAGCTGGAAGCTATTAGTGATATACATAAGCATTCTCATGCTGACATCAAATATGGCTCTCGGATCCACGTCTGCTCCATATGTGTATGCTGCAGTATGGTCTCCCCAGAGGACCCAGTTGCCTCCCCAGTATACAGCCGTGCTTATTCCTTTTTGAGTTAATTCATTGGCCGTCTGCTGGTCATAGCCCATATTGGAGCTTTCTTCTCCGAAGTATAGCTTTGTAATGGCTACAGCCTTGTTACCCGGGGTTTCCATTGGCACGGAGTCGTGTGAGTAATCTATTCTTTGCATGGTGGCCACGGCCAAGGAGGAAAGATGATATTTCTCGCCGGCGTTGTTTGTTGCCATCGGCCAGTAGACTTTAGATCTTTCGGATCTGTATCCGTTTGTGTTTTTCCATGCTATCGCCTTTTCAATAGTATCTACTGCTCCTGATGCATCTTTAATAGGGATATCTGCCACCACAAATGCATCCCAGTGACCATTTATTCTCTGGCTGGCAGATATCAATGCGTTATATACTGCCGGTATCTCACTCCATCCGGGCGCTGCTAGGATGTTGGCTACTGCATTATGCTCTTGATATAAGAGGTCTAATGCTCCAAGGCCGGTATATTCTCCGGATGACGTTTTACCTCCTATGATATCTTCTTCTGTTACCTTGTCCGGGTCTACTTCGTTAAATGTAGCCGTAAGTGTTCCGGTTAGAGGTTCGTCAGGATCCAATGATGTAATAATTACTGTGCTTTTTGTGAAGTTATAGCTTATTGCAAAGTCTACGCCCTCCACTTTATCCTCAATTACCAAGGTGTCGAGAATAATTTTGTCGTTCTTAAACTCGGCACGGCCTCCGCTGAATACAAGCTCTACAGAGGTCGGTTCTGTCTTTTTCATGGTGGCCGGATCCAAGACGTTAATTACATATATTGGTCCAACATTCCCTAAAGGATTGTTGAAATGTGCAGCAAATGCCTCACACAAAGTAAAGCTTTCCCAGTCCGCTGAATATCCCAGTTTATTTTGGGCGTCCTGAAGATTTGAAACCTTAACCGGATAATTAATCAGCTTTTTAGTTGAAAAACCACGCACGAGATTCACCGGTGCTGTGCCTATATATACTGGGACAGTTCCTGCCTGAGTTGCGCTTCTGGCTGTGGTTTCTCCGATATAGCCATAAGCACCATAAAGATATTGGTTCGCCATTCATTTCACCTCACTATTTTTAAACTTGCTTATAGGAAATCTTTGTATGCTTTAGCCGTCCTAGTGATGCCATATTCAAGGGTAAAACCTACCCATGCAAACCAGTAAGGGTAGAAATCTGTAAAAGCCCCGTCCTCTTGATATGGTCCGTAGGTTATTCCCTCCTCTTTAACAAGCCTTAATCCTTCGATATACTCTGCGTTTTCCAGCTCCCGTATGGTTATGTCTGCAAAGTTCCAGACATCACGCCAGCCTTCTGCATCTCTTTGGAATTTCTCTTTTTTGTCATCGCTGGTCCACTGTTTATAGTAGAGCTTCCCTTCGTCATCCCTATATGGCATAAATAGTTCGCCTTCTTTATGAAGGCCCGGGTTCCATGCCGAGAGGGAAAAACGCATTTTCATTATTCCTATGTGGCTGCTCAGATCTTCTTTGCCTTCCATCAGCTGCACACATATAGAAGGAATGGGGGCGGTGACTTTGGGTGGCATTCGGTCTCTTGTCGGCACATAGAGCACAAAAGCCTCAGGAGATACCAGCTGGACGGTATAGGATCCGTCGTTTCTGTCATCATCCGGAAGCTTTAATTTTACTTTGGTGCATATATTTTCCCGTGCCCATTTAGCCACCTTGTCAAGGTTACCTACTATCGACATATTTATCCACCCCCTTTATATGCTGCGATTTTGCCTTAACGCCATAGTAGCAAGCCCCATATCTTCTCTCCAGTCTGTCACGATGTATTCTCGGCCATCTATGTTTATGGCTGACCCCGGGGCTTTTCTTGGCGGTAGATCTGCAGCTTTTGCATACATTAAAAGGTCGGCCTCTGCGACACCTAGTTCGGCCCCTCCTTGCCGCTCAACTAGTTTGTCGTCATCGAGAACGACCTTTATTTCTTGGCCTTCTACCGTGTGCAATTCTGCGAAGTGGTCCAGATTGAGAAATATTTGAAGGTCGGCAGATATCTGCTCCCTGAAGGACTTCATGCTCAATCACCTACTGCATCAGCTGCGTCAAATACCGGAGGCATGTCATCATCTTCATCAGGCTCACCGTTTACGGCTGCATCAATCCAAGATATAAGCTCTGCTTTATTTCTGGCTTTTTGAGGTTCTTTAATTCCATACTCTAAAGCTATTTTATTGAGCTGCTCTCTGGTCATATCCTCATTGTATTTGGGCAGCTTCCTTTCCACTTCGCTTTTGTCTGACAGGTCACTTTCTGCTCCTTTCTGCGGGAAAGTTAAGGCGTCATCAGTTGTGGGTTTATCCACATAAACTGCGACGCCTTTCTTTACAAGTCTTGCCTCCTTTTCGGGAGTGAGTTCAATTGGACCATCTTTTTCGGTGACAGGGACTACTCTGTTGCCTACTTTCATGCCATATACACCATTAACTATTTTAATCACGGCATTTCCTCCTTTTTTCTTCTTTTCTGACTTTAGTCAGAGATAACTTCAGCGCTAATCCATGGAGTAGCAGCTCTAGGAATTAACAGAGGTCTGCTGGTCACTTTAATTTCTCTGATGTCTTGGTCAGATTTTGCGATATATTTAGGCACCCTTCTTGCCATGTAGGTATGGAAGCGGTCATCGGACTGCTCTAACTGAGTTACTGCTCCATAGAGGCTTCTGCCTGCTCCCGGTGCTGTTAATATTACATGGCCTGCTGGAATATAAGGCACGTTTTGGCCGGTTGTCTCGTCTTCGTAAGTTTCATCATAGGAGAAGATATCAAGGACTCTTCCGAAGACGTTTATTCTGCCTATATGAGCAGCTCCTGCAGGTAACATAGCAGGATCAATACTACCTACATTCATATTCCTGTTGTCCAGCATCTTCTGGATCTTCTCGTTGTTGATAAGGACATCGGCCACATCAGGTGCCACGATTAAATCTGTTGCTGGGAGTCCTCTGGATGTCAGTAACCTAATCATGGCCTGCAGGTCACCGAAGATGTCGGCATTATCGCTATTCCAGTCTGCGTCCGGTGTGTATCTTCCGGGATTGCTGGTTCCATCATAAAAACGAATTTCCCATTCCTCATATTCGCCGGATCCATATTTGTCTGCATAATGCTTAAGGATATATCCGTTGTTTAACATTGCCTGTGCAGCGATGTATTCTTCTCTTGCTGAAATCATTCTTTCAAAATCTCTCAAGTCTTGGCCTAAGATTTCAGCTTCCCTTTCCTGCGGTGTTCTATCGCTGAACAGATTTTCTCCGAAGCCCTTTTTATTCAAGTCATCGATGGTGAGAGGTCTCTGCGGAGCAATGAAGGGAGGAGTATATCTCGTGGTTTTGTAGCCTTCTCTTTCGATAGTTATACCGCCTTTTCTAGGGAGCACGCAAGGAGCCATCTTTTTATTGCCTTCCCTATATTCCACTAGCACTTCTTCGGTAGGGAATAGGTCAGTGCTGGGGTCATGGGGGAAATATCTATCCCTCAAAAATGTATTTTGAGGAGGCAATAACTCCATTGCCGCTATCATGGTTGTGGTTCTATAAATAACTGGAATGCTCATAGTTCTTTACCTCCTTATGATGTTATATTACGGCGTCGCTGAGGTAGATTCCGCCTTTGCGAAGCTCTGCCTCATCGCTCGCACTTAAAGTGTAACTTTCTTTCACAATCAGCTTTTGCCTTGTGAAGTGGCCAGATCTGTATGCTACACCGATTACAGGATCTCCTGCTTCTCCCCCTGTGTCTACTGGTTCTGCAAGTATGCAGTCTGGTGTTAATGTCTCATTTTCTCCTGCAGTTGTGCCGAGAATTACCATTGCGTTGTCTCCACCGGCGCCGCTGCTCAATGCGAGAACAGTCCCTCTTGCCAGTTCTCCTTGGCCGGCTCTGATTTTTACGGTTTTGACATCAACAGGATGTCTGCCGTCATAAATCAAGCCATCATATTCCAATGTGCCAAGGGTTTCATTTAACATTCTTTTAGACATTCTTTCCATCTCCTTTCTTGTTTTTGCCTACAATCATGGCCACAGCAGCTGCTTCTGCTGCCTTATCATCCTCTGACGTTCCGCCGAGATTTGCTGGATTGCCGGCATTTGGAGCAGCTCCTATTTCTGCTGCTTTTGAGTCCTTATAGTCCTGCTGCAGATTCTGTAAAAACTGTTTGCCGAGCTTTGCCTGTTGCTGCAAAGCTTTAAAAGCCAATTCTTCGGCTGTGCATGGCTTTTCGCCATACTTGGCTTCTGCTACGAGTTTGTCGTCTCCTATTGCTGCCTGAATATCTTCAATGGCCTTGAGACGAGCTCTTTCTTCGGTAATGCCTGCCTTCCTGCCTTCCTCTCTCGCCGTGTCCTCTATCTGCTTTACAAGCTCTGGGCAGGCCTGCTTTAATTCCTCAACTGTTTTAAACATCTTTTTGCCTCCTTCTGAATTATTTTTATTTACTGCCTGCGGCTTGACCGAGGCGGTAATGCGATTACTTACTGGGATATAGTCTGGAATGTTTCTATATCCTCTAATGTTTTGTTTGACTCCATTCACCATAAGGATTTGCCTATCAGCTGACATGACCATTTGAGGTTCATCCTCATACAGGATTTCATCAGCAAAGCCCATTTCCACAGCTTCTCTGCCGGTCATCCATGTCTCTTTATGCATCATGTTTCTGATAGTTTCCACATCAAGTTTGGTCTTTGCCGCATAGGTTTCTGCTGCCGATTGAGCCGCAGCATCGAGCATTTTAATTACATCCTTCAGGGCCTTGACATTGTAGACGTCCCACAAATATACGGTCGGATCGTGTATCATCATCAGGCTGCCTGCCGGTATTTTGATTGTATCTCCGGCCATGGCTATTAATGATGCTGCACTTGCTGCTATTCCATCTACAATGACGGTCTTTTCACCCTGCAGCCCTTTTAGCTGTGTGTAAATGGCCATGCCTGTATAAAGGTCGCCACCTACGCTATTAATCCTTATCGTGATTTTGCTTTTGTCTTTAACTAATGCTAGGTCTTCTAGAAACTCCTCTGGACATATAAAGAGCCCCGGTTCCGGTTCGCCTGTCCACCAGTCTATAGGTCTGCGGGATAATATCTCGCCATAAAGAGTTATTTCCGCTTCGTTTTCATTTACTGTTGCCATATTCCAAAACTTTGGTGCATTTGCGACTGGTGCCAGTGCTGCTCCGTTGATAATTCGGAGCCTTTTATGAATGTTTTCCATCATTATCACCTTCCTTTATCGCTTGATTTACTACGCTGCGTATTATCTCGGAGGTCTTCAGCTGTGTCTGTCCTCCAATTGCAGCTTGATTATTAGGCGACGCTTCTGAGAGTCTCTGATTCTCTCTGGCCAGCTCCTCTATATTTGAGTCCCAGTGTCCTCCATTGAGTTTTACTGTTGCCTGTTCCCTTGTAGTAATTCCTTCTCCTATTGCCAGTATTTCTGCTGTAATCTCCTTCACAGGATCCAACTGCCCTTGAGATGGCCCTATCCATTCGGATCCTAGCCATGCAGCTCGGATTATCGGGTCCGTAAAAAATCCCGGTGCCGATATCCTCCCTTTGGCTACTGCTTCTGACATCCAAATTTCATAAATTGGCCTGCAAAAATCGGAGGTGAACCATTCACGCCTCATTTTAAAAGCTTTCCATGCTTCCAATAAGGCAGCACGGCTTGCGCTATAGCTGGCGTCAAAGGCTTTAAGTAATAGGTCGGCCGGTATTTCCAGAGCGGCTCCCACTTGCTCGCATAATGCTCTCATAAAAGCATCAAATCCATTTGAGGGCCTCTTTGGATCTGCAAATGTCACATCTTCTCCCGGGTTCATAATGTTAATGACTCCCGGTCCCATCTCATATTCATTAGGGTCACGGCTTACTTTGTCCTGTGGAGCGACTTCGTTAAATGGCATATCATTTGGATTCGATTCTGTCTTTATAAATGCAGTGAAAAAGCTCTCCACTAATGCAGCCATCAGTTCGCTCTCGGTATATCTCCTCATCTGTAGGAGAGGCTCGATAACTTGTGCAAGATAACTAACTCCACGGTATTGCTCCGGCCTTTCGCTATCCATAATTTGCAGTATGTTTGGGAGCCCGGTTAACTTGCCATAGGCTTCTACTCTGGTCCATTTGATATCTGCAGGATTAATTACGCTATTTGGATACCGATTGCTGATGTAATACGCCACTATTGCTCCGTTTTCATCTATCTCCACGCCATCAAATATGCGGTTTCCATTCTCTGCTTTTCCTTCCGTGGTATTATAAACAGGCTGCAGTAAGTTTGTTGGTGTGCTTACACGGTCCGCTTCGATAACGTGAAGCCTTAAGCTGTAAGGGTATAATGGTGTCTCTGGGTATCGTTTTATAATAACGAATGCATCGCCGCTCATTAGCCATGACATCAGGGTTAACTGCTGCAATGCATAGAAATCATTTACCCCTGTAGCGTCACATGCCTGTTTTCTACTTGCCCAGAGTTCAAACTCTGCCTCGACTTTCTTTTCCCATGCATCAGCCTGTTCTTGAGTTAAGCCCAGTATCTGTCTGTTTATCCTGCTCTTGAGCTTTAAGCCGCATCCTATAACATTGGTCCTATTAGTCCGGATGGCGGACGTTGCAATAGGAGCAGCCATGTAAAGCATTCTGGCCCGCTGTCTTAATGTGCTATTATGCTGGTCTATATCTTCTGATGGGCTTCCGGACTCTGCGGTAAAGCCTTTGAGGGATTTCTTTTTCCAGCTGGCTCCTGCGTCTCCATAGCCTTTGTTTACGACTCTTGTAACTCGTCCAGTTGGAGCTCTATATCTGCTGTTTGTGTTTTTGCTGTTCTCGATGGTTTTCACCTCCTCACTTCAAATAGAGCAAGGCAGGGAAAGGAGGAAAAACCTGCCCTGCCTTTTTATGTTATAGCCCTATGGCTTATAACCTTTACCAATCCCTCGGCAATACACCGACGGCTTTTCTGGGTTTAATCCCTTGAAGTGCAGCTTCGAGTTGTGCTATTTCATCCTCAAGGGCTTTTATTTTATCCTGAATATCTTTGAGTGCTGTATCATAACGTGATAAATTCCTTGAGCCTATGGAATAGCTTTTTACTCCATCTTGGCTTAACATTTCGGCTTCCCGGTCATAGTAAAGCTGCAGCCTTCTTTTCTTTTGCTCTATCAACTCTTTAATTCTTGCCCTATCCACCTTCACACCTCCTACCAGTCATCAAAAAAGTCCGGCCGCTTCTTTTTGGGTTGTTGCATTGGCTTTTGTATTTGTATCTGCTTTGGTTTTTCCTGAATGCCTGCCAGTCTTTTTTCTACTGCCTCCAAGTCTGGGTTTAGAATCCTAAATGCTGCCATAGCATAGTTGCGGCAGTCTAGAGCTTCGTTTCTATTGTGGCCGGGTATCTTTTCCCACATCCAGCGTTCTCTGCCTCCTCGTGTTCTCTTTAGGACTAACCGTTCTGAAAGAAGGCCATTAAAAAACAGGGCATCGTATCCCCTGTCTTCTCCCTTTGGAAAATGGCAATATTTAGGCCCGGGTTCTTGGACCTTTAGTGATGACATAATTAGCGATTTTCCGGCATCTACTCCGATAGTATAAAGCCAGCATGTAACCTTTTTGTTTTCCCTTATAGGCACCTTGGTTGGTGGCGAGACATATGGCACTCCGTCGCCACCTTTACCTTTAATAGCAAATACCCGTTTATTCTGTCTTGCCCGGCACGCCTCATATACCTCCTGTGTATAATGGCCACCGGAGTCTACGCAGGTCAAAGATATTTTCAGGCCTTTGCCATCTTTAAACCGGTAGGTTTTGTCTATGATCTCATCGAGCTTTTCCCACACTTCCGGATTATCAGGTCTTCCCATTATAAAACCTTTTTTAATTCCCCATGTCTCTCCATAGTGGCCATGGCCTACCACTTCATATTCGAGGCGATTATCCTGCGTATCCACTCCGCATGTTAATACCAACACTCCATCCGGCAGTTCCGCTGGATATTCTTCTCTGCGTGCAAGGAAAGTATCTTCATCTTCGAGGTCTCCTCTATCCTCCCAGAGCTCTCCAAAGATGGTATTGTAGACTACTTTCAATTTATGCGGATCATCTTTGGCCTGAAGGAAACGGAGGACTATTCTGTCCCATGACATCCATGGGCTAGAAAAGCCATTAATCCAAAATGACCGGATCCCTTGATGGTAAGCATCCGGATTTTCTGCTATCCATTTAGCCGGCTGCTTTTTCATTGTGCTTTCTGTAGCAGTATGGCCGCATGACGGGCACTGCCACCATACTGATTTTACTTTATATACTTTTTTGCCGTTTATTTTATTGGTCTCGAAGTCGAATTTAATATCATTGAATACGATATTATGAAATTCTCCGCATCCCGGGCATTGGTGGCACCATCGTTCTCTTGTTCCCAGCTCGAATGATGCCTCTATGGCGCTAGCCCCTTTGATGGTAGGTGTTGATACCTCCACCATTTTAGAATTATAAAATGTGGTTGTTCTTGCTTCTGCTAATCCCCACGGATCTCCTTCGGTGCCTGCACTTAATGGCCATCGGTCTCTTTCATCGCCGAATACATATCGTGCCGGTATTGAGGCTAGTGCTGCTGGGCTATTGGCTCCCGTAATAGTTAACATACCGCCAGGAAATTGTTTTTTAAGAACGGTATTGTTCCCGTCTCGGCTTTTGGCATCTGCCACTTTTTCTCGCAATCTTTTGCAATCTCTAATCATGGCAGATATACGCCTCTTGGAGAAATCTTGAGCCACGTCCACTGTTGGCAATATAAATAAAACAGGCCCCGGATCTATGTCTATTAAATAGCCCAGCATGTTTAACTCCATCTCGGATTTTCCTACTTGTGATGATGCCACTACTACCAATCTACGGATTTTTGGATCCGTGAATGCGTCCATAATTTCTCGCAGATATGGCGTTCTGCTGGTTCTCCATGGACCTGCTTCTGCGCTGTTTTCAGGCGACAGTCTTCGGTATTTCTCGGCCCATTCCGTTACCGTTAAATCTTCGGGAGGTTTGAAGTTTTTAACTGCAACAGCTACGACAGAATTAAGAGCTTTGAGCTCCTCACTCCTCGTCCTCTTGCTCATTTTTCCACCCTTGACGTTCTCTTACTCGTTTTTGGTATTCTTTGGGGTCGTATTTGTAGTTTGAGAGCTCCTCTAATATGTCGTAGACTGCCTCCTTTATCCTTTCGGATACTTCTGCCGGATTGCTTATCTCTGCGAGGTCTACTGCTAAAAGCCCGGGAAGTGCAAGCAGCATGCTTCTAATGTTTAATATCAGGTCTGTGGTCATTGCTTCCACATCTTCCGACCGGTGCATTTTCCCTTCAAGCTCCATAAGTTCCAGCTCGGCCATTCGTGCTTTGGACCTTTTCAGCTCAATTTCCGCATTAAGTTTCTCTGCTTCGAGGTCTGCCATCTGTGCTTTTTCTTCCCGGCCGTATGCCTTGTCTTGAAGGTATTTTATATATCTTTGAATTGTGGGCAACAGGTCATAACCTTTGCCGTCCACCTGCGAAATTATCCCTTCTTGGGTTAGCTGCTGCACCCGGCGCACTGTTAATCCAAATAATTTGGCTATAACTTGGGTTTTTTGCAGGTTTGGTTTATATGGTTCGGACATGACTTCCCTCCTTTTGGCGCAACGAAATGCCCTAAAAATTTTTCTCCGTGTCTAGGCGTTTTTTGGGCTCGCGAGCAC